TTGCTCCCGCCCGATGCCGCAGCCCAGACATCGGCAGGCAGTGGGATTTCGGCAAGGATCGTGCCCTGCCTCGCCGCCGCGCAATTGACAGGCGGCGCACCGGTGCGCAGACGCAGCACGGGCGAAGCGCCGATGACGGTTTCAATGGCATCAGCAGCGGCATTGCGGGCTGCGGTCGAAAACTGGAAAGACATGGTTCGGGTCTCCTTTAAGGGATCAGTTGGTTTCGGCAGGCGCTTCGGGCTCGCTCGCGGGCTGGGGCGCGCAAAAGCCAGCCTCGATCGCAGGATCGTCTGTCAATTCGGGCGCGCCGCCATCGGCAATGCGGGCCGCCACCCCGGCGATCAGCGCAGCGCGCAGGCCCTTGCCGTAGAAGTTGTTGGCGCCAACAAAGCGCGCCAGCCCGCCCAGCAGCTCGATCCCGGCCTCGCCCAGATCGGCGCGCGCGGCATAAAGCGCCTCGGTGGTCGTGATGATCGCACCCAGCGCATCGGGGCTGACCAGCGCCTCTGTCAGCTTGTCACGGGTGTGATCGGGCAGCGCCGCCGAGTGCGCGCCGAAGAATGCGACGATTGCGCGGTTGGCGTCGGTTCCATGGAAGTTCATTGGTCGATCCTTTCAATTGAGCAGCAGGCCCGCAGCAGCGGCGGCGGAAATGCCCCGCGCCTGCTTGAGCAGATCCTCGATCACGCGCGCGGCGCAGCTATCCAGCCAGGCATCAGCCTCGAACGCCGCACCGGCATCAAACTGCCAGGAATGCACGCTCTCCGGCCCCAGCAGGAGCTTGCCTGCGATCCGTTCCACGCTTCCCGCCTCGTCGATCAGGCTGGCCGACAGGCGCACTTCGATGCGCGGCGGCACTGGCGCGGCATTGGGCTGGTGCAGCCGATCATCCTGATCGGCGGCCATCGGCGTCACCCGCACGCGGGCGCGCGGCCAGTCGGCATCGCCGGTGGAGTAAGCGATCTCGGTAAAGCTATCGCGGCTGCTTAGGCCGGGGTGATCGTCAATTCGGTTCATGGTGCAAGCTCCGGGTTGAGGCCGGGGAAGCCAGCCCCACCGCCGCCACCGCCATTGTTCGGGCCTGATCCGGTCGCAGGCGTCGTCACAAAGCCGACATAGCGCCGACCGGCGACGGTGAGCTGGTTGCGGTCGGTGGTGGCGACGTAGCTGCGCGCCCCGCCGACAAAATCGGGGTTGGTTTCCCAGACATAGTAAAGCGTGTTGGACGAAAGCCCGCCGATGCTGCTGGCGGTGAAATCAAGCTGCCCGAAATCATCAAACACCGAATGCGCGTTGATGGTGATGGTCGAAACGCCGGTGCTGCTGTCGGTGCTGGCCGTGAGGGGGTTGGTGTTGAGCGTCTGGAGCACGCCGCCCGCCACGATCTGCGAAGTAATGCGGCGGCTCGTCGCACGCCCTGTCACCGGGTTGAGCAGGCCGACCACCGGCTGATTGGTGGTCTTGTCCGATCCGAACTCGGCAGGCCGCAGTGCGTTGAGATCGGACCCGTTATCGTATTCGACCTGATTGCCGAACATCCGCGGCAGCGAACTGTCCATGAAGGGTGTGGCATTGGGGCCGCGTTCCACCTTGATCGCCCAGAAGACAACTTCCTGGAAGCTGCCGGACGCAGGGAAAATGCAGCCGGTGACAATGCGCAGGAACGCGGTGCCGGCAGGCGTGGTGAGACCATTAGCCTCCCAGCGATCCGACTGCGGGTTGTAGATCAAGGGGTGGTTGGCGAGGATGGTGTCTTGGGCAGCGTTGAGGCAATCTACTGATGGCACAAGGCTCGCCCCATTGCCAAACCCGTTCAGGCTGACAGAGGTTTGCAGGCCAGCGCCGTAGGCCATGGCGAACGATGGGAATACGCTGAAACTGCTTCCCCCGCTGATCCGGCCATATTGATACACCACGCCGTCAAGCGGGATCGAGGTAAAGGAAATCAGGCTACCGCCGCCGCCTGATGTGTTGGCCCAACCGATCTGCGCAGGGGTTCTGCCATCAGTCGGGCCGAACGGATAAGGGAACACGTTTGCTCTGGGCTGAGCGAGCTTGCCGACAGGGATCGTGGAAGTCGCCCACGGAGATTGAGCATTGATGAAAGCAGCGGTCTTGCCTGCTGTCACATCGGCGTTGTCTTCCGGCCGCCCGGTGCCAGTTACACCAGCCCAGAGCGCCCGCTGGGAAGCAATCTGCGAAATCGCCTCGATCACCAGCTCGCGCCAGATCGCATAGTTATTGAAGCCCGCCACAAAATCGGCCCGGACGACATTGCTATTCGTGTTGGCGTCGATGTTGATGGCAGTCAGGTAAGCAATCAGCGCATCATAGGCCGCCTGGTAATTTGATCGGATGGCGGTATCGACTCCGAAGTCAGCCGCCCGGTCGCGCCAGATCGGGAACTCCGCCATGATGTTGGTGCGCCGCTCGCGCACGCTGATCTTCTCGCCGCGCGTCACCACGCCATCGCTGGCAATCGCAGTCAGATCGGCCAGCGATGCCGTGGCGTCGGCGCGAGCTGTCGCCAGCTCTGCCTCAAGCACAGCAGGCGTCAAGCCCGTCCATGTTGCCCACGGAGATTGAGCATTGATGAAAGCAGCGGTCTTGCCTGCCGTCACATCGGCATTGTCTTCCGGCCTTCCGCTTCCTGTCACGCCAGCCCAAAGTGCCCGCTGCGCGGCGATCTGCGAAATCGCCTCGATCACCAGCTCGCGCTGGGTGGCATAGTTCACGAAGGCCGCGATGAAATCCGCCCGCACAATCGGACTGTTGGTGTTGGCATCAAGATTGATCGCCGTGAGATAGGCGATCAGCTCGTTGTAGCTGGTGGTGTAGGAATTACGCAGGCCAACCGCGACGCCGAAATCCACCGCCCGGTCGCGCCAGATCGGGAACTCGGCCATGATGTTGGCCCGGCGTTCACGCACCGCAGGCTTCTCACCGCGATCAAGCACTGCGTCGGATGCAATGGCTGTCAGATCGGCCAGCGATGCCGTTGCATCGGCCCGCGCTGTTGCCAGTTCCGCCTCAAGCACGGCGGGGGTAAGGCCCGCCCATGTCGCCCACGGCGATTGACCGTTGATGAAAGCGGCCGTGTTCTGGGAAGTAACATCGGCGGCATCGAAAGCATTGGGGCCGGGCGAAAATGGCGGATGGATCGCCTGCCCGTCGATCGCCGAAGTCACCATCGGCTCAAGAAACGCCATGCGGATAACGCCCGCACCCGCCGCCGTTACCGACAGCACCAGATAGGCGTTGTTGGCATTGAGCGGAACGGTCGAGAAATCTTCCTGCCGCACGGTCAATGCGGATGGCGCCGCGCCAGTCCCGCTCGCAATCAGATCATTGCTGAGGAACGTATTGCCCTGTCGATACTCGATGAACAGCGCCCAGGACTGCGGGGCTGGGCCGGAAATTGAAAAGGCATCAATGCGCGATGAAATCGAAAGTCGCTCGCCACCGATCACAGCAAACGGAGCGCTGCCGATCAGCCCGGTCTGCCCTGCTGCGCCGGCAGTCGCATCGCATTGAATGAATGGGCGACCCTGAAATTCGAAGGGGATGATAGGCGTGAACGAAGCCATCGTGCCGCCAAGCACCGCCCAGCCAAAGCCGCCCTCCATCCGGCTGAACGGCACCCGGTTGGCATTGGCCGTCTGGGTGCGGTTGGAACCGAATTCGGCCGGTTGAAGATCCGCGATCGACACGCCGTTGGGATAGGCAAACTCGGCGAGCGTCACCGGGCCAAGCACACGGCGCGGCCCAGTAACCCCGTCGACGACATAAGACACCGCCGCATAATGCGTGCCGCCCGAAGGCACCGGGATGCTCAGCCTGGTGACATCGGGCCGCGATGCCCCGGCCAGCGTCCAGGCGGTATTGTCGTCGGGCGCAGCGCTTTGCTGGACAAACTCGAAGATCACGAAACGGGCCGCCGGATCATCGGTCTGACCGACGATCTGCAGCGCGGGCACGCGCACGCCGCCCGCCGCGATTGTGGTGGCCGAAAGCGCCCAGGCCCCGGCGATCGGCGGCTGAAGCGCCGCTGGCGCGGGCTGCTGCGCGGCAATCACGCCATCATCAAGCGGCGCGGTTTCGCTGAAAACGCTGGCCGAAATCTGGCGCAAGGTCAGCTGGTGCCGCCAGCCCTCATCCGATCCCCACGCTTCCACCAGGAACGTGCGCGTTGAGCCCTTGAAATAGCGGTCGGATTGCCAAGTGACCCAATCGCCTTCCTCGATCCCGGCAAAGCGCGGCGGCAGTGTCACCCTGCCACGCGCCCATAGGCGGCCAAGTCGCCGGGCGATTTCGGCAAGGCGCTCGGCCTGGCGCACATTTGTGACCAGCGTCAGGTTGAGCGTCTGCTCGCGCGGGCCGCCATCGGTGACGATATCGGCGGTGTCGCGGCGCACTGGCGCGCCGCGCGTTTTCCAACGCTGCACCGGATCGACAAAGCGGGCGATGACGGTGTTGACCCAGCCGTCATCGGAAATGCCAAGAAACTCCGACCAGCTCACCCGGCTGCCGACGATCAGATCGCGGTCGGTGAAATGAGCCACCGGCGCGCGCGCTTCGCCGGGATCAACCTCCACCGCGCCTTCGGGCTGGGAAATCACCCCGCCGCAGGCTGCCGCGAAATCGCTCTCAACTTCGATGAAAGGCTCATCAGCCGATACCACGCCGCCGATGCGATAGCGCGGCGCACCATCCACCAGCTCGTCGCACAGGTTGGCGCGGGCGAACACGTTCTGCGGCGGAGCCTCGATCGCCGAAAGCCCGCGCCCCAGCAGCAGCATTTCGGGTTGATTGACCCGATCTCCGGCATAGATCCCGCGCACCCAGGTGTGGCGGATATCGATGGGGTTTTCAGTCCACTCGCGCGTGGCCGGATTATTCCAGCGATGCGCGCCGCTGCCGCCGACGCTGCTGTCCTTGCGCGCCTGATACGCCCTGAGGCCGCGCAGCACGAAGAGGAAGCTAGGCCGCCGCCCTTCCCAGACTGGTGTCTTGGCCTTCTCGTCATCGGCCTTGTAAGCCACCACCGCCCAGGCGACGCCCCGGCCGCGATCATTCTCCGTCCAGCCAGGGCCATGCGTGGTGAGGATCGATGGCACTTCCTGATCCCAGCGGCCATCGCGGAAATAGACTTCGAGCTGCCCGTTGAAGCCCGGAACCGCGCCATCGCCTGTGAAGGTGTGGAACGCATCATCGACAAAGAAGCCTTCGAGCGCATCGCAGCGGTGATCGGCCAGCGCGATGACCAGCACTTCCCAATCGGTGCCGTACTTGCCGCCAAAGTTGAATGCATCGACCAGCGACCCTGCCACCGCCGCGCGCCCGAACACGCCCTGCCGGGCCACTTCGCCGGTTTGCAGCGTGGCAGCCAGCGCATCGCGCCGCTGGCGGCCTGGCTTGGAGAGCAGCGAAAAGCCGACCAACGCAACCGTGGCAATCAGCTTGAACGAGGCCGTCACCTTGATGGCCCCGATCAAGGCGGTGATGAGTTTGACGGCGGCTACCAGCTTGGGCATTAGCCGCGCTCCCCGCGCGATGTGGCCGACCAAGCCATCTGCATCGCATCGCGCCGCAAGCGTTGATTTCCGCGGCGGCCGGGGCCGACCAGCGTCTGCCCTTCGATGATCATCAGTCCGACGCCGAACAGACGATGCTCGATCCCTGCGATATCGCCGCGCTGCGCAAAGGCGAGCGGGATGCGTTCGAACCGGGCATCAAGCGCAGCGATCAGACCGCCCATCTGTTCGGTGATCGCCAGCGCCTCGCGCCGGTTGTTCCAGCGCGGCACATCGGCCAGCGGATCGCGCCCGGTCTGCGCGGCCACGCCAGCGCCCGCGTAGCGCACGCAATCATTGGTGCCCCAGCGGAAAGGCCGCGCCTGCCGGGCTTCGATCATGGCGAGCAGGGCCTGAAGATCGCGCGCGCTCATTGCAGCCTCACTTCGGGGAACAGGTCGCCGCCGGGGGCGATGCCGCCGCCGCCGGGCAGCACCGATCCGGCGCGCGCGGGCCTGCGTCCGCCCCAGTAAAGCTGCTTTTCAGCGGCGAATGAGACGTTCTTGAAGAACCCGTCAGCGGGATCAATCAGGCGCTGATCGGCATCCGAGCGCATCCGGCCGCCGCGCTTGCCAAGGCCGCGTGCTGCAGTTTCGAGCTGGGCCGTGATCGCAGCCGTTCCGCCGATTTCGTCTTCCTGCGGCAGGGTATCCAGCCGCCCGCGCGCCCAGACATGGAAATCGAGCAGGCTGGTGCCGCTTTCATCGAAGATCAGCCGCCACAGCACGGTGGGCGCGCCTTTGACCGCATCGGCATCAAGCAGCGCCAGAGTTTCAGGATCGATGCCCGAAAGCGTCAGCGTAATGTTCTGCGCCGCACCGCCCAGTGCGCCGCCTGCCACCTGGGCAATGCCGCGATCACCGACGCCTTCAAAGGTGCGGCCATCAAAGGTAATGGAGCCATGGCCGCCCCACACACGGATCGGCGGGTTTGATCCGATTTCCACGGCACCCGAGACAATGGCATCGCCATTATCAAGCGCGGCCAGCGCGGCAGGCGTGAAAACCTTCATGGCCGCAAGTCCTGTATCGCGCTGATCCGCCCGCCGCCCAGCGCCGCGCCCTTGCTGATCGGGCCGAGCTCGCTCTCTTCGGGCACCAGCTGCATCACGCACACCGGGTTGACGAAATGCGCCACTGCGCCCGCGGGCACCACCAGCGGATCGAGCGGCGGTTCGGCGATCACCTGCGCCACGCCGCCAGCCCCGGCAGTGGCGGGCAGGACCGCGCGCGCCATCGTGCGCCGCTCGAAATTGCCGGGTGGCGCACCGGCAGCATCCCACATGAAACCGATGTAGTCGCCGATGCTGATTTCCAGCCCCGCAGGCAGGCCGGTCAGGGTGATGCGGGCATCCCCGCCGGGCAGGATCGTCTGCGACCAGCCCAGGGCGCTGCCATCGAACGTCCCGCCCACCGCGCGCGTCATCCCGGCAAAGCCCCCACGATAAAGCTTGGGCATCCGCCGCGTCGGATCGCCGCAATAGAACCGCCGGATGCGGCCGCGCATCCGGGCGAAGAACGCGCGCCACAGATCGGCGCTGTCAGGATCGCTACGGTCCAGTTCGAACTGGGCCGCCCACAGCGGCCAGCCTGCTTGCACGCCGCCCTGCTTGCCGCCCGCCTGAGGCGCGGCGAAATCCACCCGCGCGATATCAAAATTGACGCGGGCAATGCCGCTGGGGGTTTCAGGAAAAGGCAGGATCATCGCGGCCCTCCGACATTGATGATGCGCCGGTCGCTCGCATCCTGGACAGTGCGCACGATGCGTTCGGGCAGTTCCTCGCGCAGTTGCGAGATCTCGCTGCGCACGCGCTCCAGCGCGGCGGCATCGGCCCCGGTTGCGTCGATGGTGATGGGGATCGAAACGCTGGTGCCGCCCCCCTGCTGGGTGCTGATCAGGCGGCGCGATTCGCCGTTGGACATGATCCCGAGGCCGCTGCCCGAGGCATAGGCCAGCTCCGGCCCCTGTTCTCCCACCACGGCAAACTTGCCCGCCGGGATCGGGCCGCCCATCGCTCGCCCGCCAACGAAGGCGGCGAGCAGCGTGGAGAAAAAGCCGCCGCCGCCGCCAGTCCCGCCGAACAGCAGCGTGGCGAGCGGCCGGATGATGGTTTGCTGGATCGCGATCCGCAGCAGATCGGCGATGATCTGGTCGGCCACCCGGCTGAAGACATCGCCAAGGCTTTCCGCCCCCATGATCGCCCGAGTGAGGCCATCGTTGAGTGCTTCGAGCCCGTCGATCTTGATGCCATCGATCGCCTCGTTGATCATCTCAGGCGTGGCGTTGAGGTTGCGAGTGTAGCGCTCGACCTCGGTCTCGTTCTGGCGAGCCACCGCTGCGCGGCCCATCGCCGCGTTGGCCTTGAGCCCTGCAAGCCGCGCCCGCGCGAGATCGGCTTCTTCCTTCGTCACCGCGCCAATCGCTTCGGCGTCGATAATCTCCTGAAGGCGGATGCGCTCGCGTTCGAGCGCGGCATCGTAAAGCCGCAGCGAGACTTCCTTGCGGGCCTGCTCGGTATCGGCAAGGGCCAGGGCATTCTGCAGCGCTTCGGTGTCGGCCTGAAACTTCGCGTCGCCCAGCTGCTGCGATTGCTGGAGCTGGCGGTTGGCCAGTTCACGCGCGATGATCTCGCCTTCCAGGCCGCGGTTCGCGCTGACAATCAGGTTGCCCTGCTCGTCGAACTTGGGCGCGGTGCCGAGCACCGCCTGCACTTGTCCGATCAGCGCGTTCTTCATCTCGCGCGTCAGATCGCTGCGCTCGATTTCGGCGATCCGGTTGTCGCGCTCCAGCGCAAGCAGGTCGCGCTGCACGTCGGCCCGCTCTTGCGCCGAGTTAGCGAGCGCCAGGCGCGCCTGCAGGGTTTCACGCTCGATCGCAAACGTCTGGCCTGCGAAGTCATCGGCCCGCTCGGCATCGGTTCTTTGGCGCGGGCCGCTGCGATCGGGGCTGCCGCCTCCACCGCGCGCTGATCCGCGCTGAAGAAAGCCCTGCAACGCCTGCTGATCGCCATTGAGCGCGCCTTCGAGGTTGCTAAAAACCTCGATGTTCCGCTGGGCTAACTGCGAATTCACGATCGGTTCGACTGCCTTGAGAAAGGCCTCGTCAGTGATCCTCCCGGCATCGCGGCGGCTGCGCAGCGATCCGATGGCAAAAGTCGCGCCAATACGGCCTTCCATGAAATCACCGACAACGTCCTGGGTGCCGTCGCCCTGCCGCGCGAGGCGCAGCCCACCGCCCATGCCGCCTTGGAGCTGGAGCGATCCGCGCCGCACATCGGCGAGCTGCGAACGGGCCTGCGCCGCTTCGCGCTCGGCCGCAATGCGTCCGGCGGCAGCCTGCGCCCGCGCCAGCGCCCACAGCGCCTGCGACTGGGTGTTGATCTTGCCGGTGGTGGTGTCGATCACGCTGCCAAGGATCGATTGCGCATCAGCCATCTTGTCCGATGCGAATTCCACCGCCTTCATTGCGGCTTCGCCCTCAAACAGCTTGGCGATGAACGGCGTCAGCACCACAAAGGCCGAAGTGATCGCCAGCCCCCACGGCCCGCCGAGAAAGGCGGCAAGGCGGCTGGTGCCGCCCGTCATCATCTGGATCGACTGGATCACCTGCCCGGATTGCGAAGCGAAGATCTGCATGGGCCGCGCGCCCAGCGCATACATCGTGGCGATGTCGTTGAGCTGGAAGCTCAGCTGCTGCATGCCCTGCCGCTGGGCACCAGCCATCTGGGTGACGCCGCTCAACTGACCTTCGAACCCTGAAAGGGACTTCTGCGCGGCGGCGTGTTGAGCCTGCACCGCGGCCAGCGCCACCTTGTTCTCCAGCAATCGCCGGTTGTAGGCCTCCAGCGTAATCTCGCCTGCTTTGTAAGCAGCCTTGGCCTGCGCATTCTCAGTTGTCGCGCGGGCCTGCGCAGCCGCGAGATCATTCATGGTCTGCTCGGCTTTTCGCCGGGCATCCAACAGGCCGCGCGCAAGTTTGGTGTCGTCTGTGCGCAGTTCAAGAACGGCATCGCCCAGCTTCTCAGCCATCGCTCAAAGGCTCCTGAGAAGGCGCTGAAGCACCATTGCCAAGCCAGCTATCGAGATCGCCGATCACCGCCTCCGGCCCTTCCTCGGTGCTGACGGCAATGCCCATGCCCGCCAGATCTTCGGGGCCAAGCTGCCTGCGCTGCGGCGGCGCTTCACCGCGCGCTGTGGCCTTCAGCCGCTCCATGATCTCCTGGCGCTGCTCGATCTGGGCCTGCACCTCGAAGTCGGTCGCGCCGCTCACCGGCTGGGCCAGCTGGGCGGCGACGATCGCGTCGATCTGGCTCTGGGCCTCAAGGCGCGGCAGCATGATCACGAACGCCCGAACCAGCGCCGCAGGAACGCGCTCAAGCCAGTCCTGCGGCTGCCCGCCATAAAACCGCTGGAGCCGGGGAATGATGCTGCCCCAGTCAGGCTGCTGAGCCATTCGGGCACCTCGCCCGTCGCTGTCCCGATCGCTCCTGCCACCTTCAGCTTGTTTCGCAGCAGGAGCCCGGAAAAAACATCGATGACAGCCCATCGCTGCGTGCCGCTGAGCTTGGCGAAAACATCATCCGGCACATCGGGCAGGATCTTGCGCGCCACGGTGAAGACGAGATCGTCCAGCTCGCGCTGGCTCGCCTCGTCATCCTTGGCGATTGCCTGCAGCTCATCGATCCGGCGTCCCCAGACGCCGAACCGATGGCTGTCGATCACGCTGATCTCGTCCGGGTGGATCATTTCGAACAGCTTGCCGTCGATGGTGATCCTGGGCCGGACGATCAGCGTATCCAGATTGAGCAGGGGTGCGGTATCGCTCATGTCAGCCCTCACAGCGCGGGCAGGTGCGCCTGGCGCAGCACGCCAAGCCGCTGCTGCGGCGTGGCCGCATTCGGGTTTTCCAGCGCTTCATAAGTCAGCTGGAGCGCGGCGGGCTGACCCTTGCGGAAGATCGGATTGGGCGCGCCCGACTGGAAGCAGCGCGGGATCTCATACTGCATCGCCAGCGCCGGATTGTAGGGCGAAAGCCCGCGCGCCAGCAGCGCGAACTGCGCGGTGCGGCCAACGTCTTCCGAAAGCCCGATCGAACGATGCCCCGGCTGCCCGGCCGCAGGCGCGACCGTGGTGACGGTGTTGGCATTGAGCGCGAAAGCATATTGCTCGATCGTCATGTCCAGCAGCGTGAGCCGGAACATCACGCCTTCCTCTTCAAGAAACGCAGTGACCGGGCCAGAAGCGCCAGCGGTGCGAACCTTGTTGTAAGTCTTGCTGTGCTGCACCTCGACGCCCGCGTTGTCGTAATTGCGATCGCCATTGGTGCCCAGACGGCTCCACGGCATCGCCGGTGCAGCGTTGATGGTCGGGAAAGCCGTGCCGACCGGAGCGATCCAGACGGTGAGCGGCGCACCGATGATTTCAAAGAACGACATGATTGCTTACTCCTCGATTGCCGTCAGGCCGTGCATGACCTGGAAGGATTGGAACTGGCGGGGCCATTCGGTCCCCGGCTCGCGGCCGGCGATCGCGCCGCCGGCCGAATTGGCCCAGTGCATCAGGCAGCCGCCGTGCACGCCGCGCCGCAGCCGCCGCATGGCAAGCTCGGCCTCGGCCATCACCCGGCCCGCTTCGTGCGGGGTCTCGCCCAGCGCAAACAGATCGACGCGGGCGGTGTCGGTCTCGACAAAGCTGCCGCTGGTGGTGGAAACGCCGCCCGATTTGCGGATCACCAGCGCCTTGCGCGGCATCTGGGCGGTGCGGTCCGCTGGCAGCTCGCCGCCGAAGATCCAGCCATCGACCAGCGGCTGAAGCGCGGCGACGCCGAGCAGATAGGCGCGCAGACCGCCTTCAAGATCAGCCGCCGCGCTCACGCCGCGCCTCCTGCGCTTTCAAATGCCTTGCGGATATTGGCCGCCAGCTGCGGATAGATCGCATCGGCCGCCGGGCGCAGATAGGGCCGCGCCGGGATCGTCACTTCGGTTGCCATGCGCCAGCTGCCATCGGGCAGCTGGAACCGCAGCGCCTTGGCCCGCACCGGGCGGATCACGCCGCCGAGCTCGTGGATCAGGGCGTATTTGACATCGCGCGATCCCCACCGCCCGGCAACGCCCGCGCCATCTTCCCGCGCGAAATCGGCAATATCGATCGAGCCTTCGAGGATGCCCGTCTGGTTTTGCCAGGGATGGTTGGCCTTGGCGTGGCGCACGCAGGCGGCCATCGTGGCGTTGACGCCAATCATCTGCGCCTTGCGCATCTTCTCGCTGAGCGCCGGGCCGAGCCAGTTTAGCGATTGCGAGCCCATCACCCGATCCTCTGCAAGGCGGCTTCGAGATGGGTGTGCTTGAATTGCACCGGGCCTTCGATCTTGAGGCGGCCCGATGCCACCAGCGCGCCCCGGCGATCAGTGATGGTGGTGATGACATCGCCGTCGCGCACATCTGCGCTGAGCGCGAACATGATCCGGGCATCCTCGATCAGCGCCGTCTTGCTGCCATCCACCAGCCCGCGCGCATTCTTCGACCAGAAGAAGCACGGCAGCGCGTTGTGCAGCACGGTGAAACTGGGCACCGGCGCATTGCCCCAGCTGTCCGTGCCGGTGGCCGTATCGCGCTCGATCCGCGCGCGCATGGTGAGGCGGCCGGAGATCACGCCATCACCATCCCGCGCCGGTCGGCCAGCGTCTTCAGGATCGCCTCGCGATCGGCGGCCATGTCGCCGGAAAGCGTGAAGGCATAATCGCCCGAATTCTCGCTGCGCAGCGCCCCGCGATAGGACAGATCAAGCTGGATCAGCTTGATCGTCACCTCGTCGCGCGCCGCCTGGAGGCCTTGCGGGGTGTAAGTCACCTCGACCAGCGGAGCCCAGAACTCGCGCGCGTTCGGTCCGGTGGTCAGCCGCTGGAGCGTGCGGCCGCCATGGAGCACGCGGTAATCGGCAGGATCGAGCGTGGTGGCAGCCACCGCCTCGCCCGAATTGCCGGGATCGCGCTCGATGATGGTGATGCCTTGCGCGGTGTCGGCCGGGATCACCAGCCGCAGATTACTCCAGAAGCGGGAATTCGGATCGGTCGCATCGCCAAGATGCACCGTCATTGCGCCCGCCGGGCCAAAGCGCGCGTCCAGCTCCTGCGCGATCGCGGTGATCATCGCAGTGATCTCACCATCGGAGAGATCGGTGCCGGTGCGTTCCCTGACCCGGTCAAGCAGCATAAATGACACGATCAGGAGCCCTTGGTTTCGGCGGCGGCGGCGGGCTTGCTCTGCGCCTGCCCGACCGGCTTCTTCTCAGCCTTTTGGCTAGGCTTCTTTTCGGAAGCGCGGTCGGGTTTGGTTTCAACGCTGGTCACGATCAGGCGTCCTTGGTTTCGGCGGCAGTGGCGGGCTTGGCTTCGCCATCAGCGGCGGGCTTGGTTTCGGGCGAAGCGGCAGGCTTGGCCGCAGGCGCGACAACGGGTTTGGTCTGGGCAGGCTCTTTCGCCTGCTTGGCCGTCTTCTTCTCCGGCAGCGCGCCATCGACCAGGCCGAACTTCTCGGCCATCTCAGGCAGGATTTCATCGCCGGGCACGGCGTAAAGGAACGCCGCCTTGGGATCGCCATCTGCCACCAGCTTGACCTTGTCGGCGGTGAGGTAGAGGCGCTGCTTGCAAATCATGTTGGCCATTGAACTGGTCCTTTCGGGTTGCTGGGGCGCTTTATTGCGCGCGTGCCCAGGAGATGAGCAGGAAGGCGCCGGTGGTATCGACACCGGCGATCGCCACCGTGTCGGACGTTCCTGCTGGGATCGATGCGCTGGCAAGCCGGTTGGTCGACACAGGCGGATTGGCGTTGGTGACAGACGCGACGGCAAGCAGCGTGTCGCCTGCCTTGATCCCGCCGGGCACGTTGAAGTTGCCCTCCGGGCCGCCCGGAATCATCGCCGTGCCGATGGTTCGGCCGAAGCCTGAAATGGTGTTGCTCATGGGGTTCTCCTGACTTGTCAGGCGGCTCGACAGGGGCAGCCAAGCCACCGGAAAAGTCGGGGCCGATCGCAAGAGGACTAATCAGCAATCGGCCCCGAGGGATTGAGGCCGGGGGCACCCACCCCGGCCTGGGGAGAAACTCAGACGCCGGTAACGGTGCAGAAAGCAGCGGGGCGCATCACCACCAGGGCAGCACGCATATCGGCGCGCACAGTGCGGCGGCCTTCGCCAAACTGGCTGGCGACATAGCCGACCTGGACATCGACGCCCCGACGCTCGAACAGGCTGATCCAGCTCGGATCAAAGCTGCCGGTCAGGCCGGTGTTTTCGGCCATCGCATCATTGAGGACCACTGGCAGACCCCACAGGCGCTCCGGCCCCGCCTCGGTCGGCGCGCCGAAGATGTAGATGCCTTCAGCCGTCCGGGTCAGCCGGATCTGCTGCCAGTCATTGGGATGCATGACATGGTGCGTCGGGATCGCGCGGCCGGTCAGCCGGATCTTGGTCATGGCGCGGTAAAATGCGTCCATGATGGGATCGGCCCCCTTGGCTTCGGTCTGGATGCCTGCGGTGTTGAGGATCCCGCGCAGATTGGGAGCGCTGCCATCACCGATCATGCACTGGCGGTCGAGCCGCTGACGCACACCGAAGGCCAGCCGGGTGTTGATGTAGCTTTCGATCATCGCAACATCTTCGAGCTGCTCGTCGGTGACAGGCAGGCTGTCGGTGATCTTCTCGACCGGCACGGTGCGCTCGGTGAAGGCAAAGGTGCTCTCGGCAAAGGCCGCGCCCTCGGCGCGCTCGGCAGCCGCGTGCGTGCGGGTGGTTTCTTCCATGTATTTGACCGCCGCCTGGCTGGTGCGCGCGACAGGGAGAATGTCGAGCAGCTGGATCGGACGGGTCGCCGCCTCGACAAAGCCGGGCAGACGGATGCTTTCCGGCGCGAAACCGGAAGCGCGCGTCATGATCGCCTTGTTGCCGATGGTCTCGAACTGGAAGGCCTTGGCCATGAAGTCGGACGGATCGGCATCGTCGAACTGCAGGGTCATGCCGCCTGGGGCACCGCGCCCCTGCCAGTCCCGGAATTCCTTGGCCTCGATCAGGCGCTCGCCGATCGACTTGAACTGGCCGAGGTTGGCGGGGCGGCCGCCACCATTGCCGCCGCCAGCGCCCGGCAGCGGGAAATTGCGCAGGCCCTTTTCGCGGGCCTCGTGATCGCGGGCGGCCTTTTCAGCCGCACTCAGGGTTTCGACATGGCGGCCCAGCTCATCAAGCTCGGCGTTCATCTGCTTCACGCGTTCGGCGACAGCGACCGCGCCCTTCACGCTATCGCCCAGGCACTTCACCTGACCGAAGGAAAGCTCACCGCTGTCCGTCTTGGCTTCCTCGAAGACCTTGCCCAGCTCGGCCTGCTTGGCCTGCATCTTCTCCTGGGCCTGCTTCAGGTTCAAATTCTCGATCGACATATCCGTCATCTCCACTTGGCGGCCCCGCAGGGGCGAAGGCCGGTTCGAAACTCGAAGCCGGTTGTGGAGGATCGGGCGCAGCGCTTCGCCCCGGAACGCGTTCCGGCTAGAGTGGAAATGGCGATGTGCTGGGATGCGCCATGATTAGCGCGGATGGCCGATCAAGGCAAAAGGAAAGCCCGCCACGGCAGATGCCGATTGGCGGGCCAGCCTGAAAACCCTCTCAGCGGCGATTTAAGAGGGTCTAAGAAGGCCCTCGGCCTGATTTTGGCGGGCAGAGGGCCTTGAAGCAATTCTGGGCCATTCTAGGCGCTTTTTGCGGCCTATCGCTTCGTTACTTGAGGCCTGGATCTAGCGGCGTGCGAATTTAAGCCGCGCGTCGCGGGTCAGGTGGCGCGCCATCTGCTCCTCGATCAGCGCCTTGGCCTCGGCCTCGGCTTGTGCCGGATCGGTACCAGCGCGTTCGATCGCCAGCCCCAGCGAGGCGTGGATTTCAGTGAGCTGCTTCATGCCGGTCGCCGAAAGCAGATCGGGATCGCCCTGGATCGCGGCGACCATATTGCCGAGGTCGGCAAAAAGGTCATCGAACGCCTGCTGCTTCAATGCACCTTTCAGGCCCTTGATCATCACCGTCCCGGTGCCGCGCCCGGCCCCGCGCACCACGGTCGAGACTTCATGCACATCAAGCCGCTTGAGCACGCGCACCCGGTTTTCCGCGTTGGCGCGGAATTCGAAGTCGATAGCATTGTAGCCATAAGACCATTCCTGCACGCTCTTGCCGGTCTTGAGATCGAACTTCAGTGCAGCATGCCAATCGCGGCCAGCCTGCGTTTCAAGGTTGAGGTGCAGCTCGGCATAAGCCTTGTCGCCCTGCTCATAGACGCGGGCCTTGCCGAACGGCATGCCGTGGCGATCATGAGCGGTGAGCAGCGGTGCCCATTGTTCCTTCCAGTTGAACGCGCCGGGGGCGTAGGTGTCGCCATCGTGATCGACGGCATTGAGCTCGGCGATCAGCGCCAGCCCCTTGCCAGCATCGTCCATCTCGGTGACGGTCAGGTTCTTGGTCTGCATCGGACTACTCCTAAAGGCTGAAATTCGGGGCGAAGCTGAGGGTGCAGTTGGGTCGCATATTGGCGGCCATCGTCCAGGCATCCTCGGCCGAGACGATCATGCCGTCGCGCGCGATGTGGCTGAGCTCGGATCGCGGCTCGCCGAAGCGGCCATCGAACACCACGAACTCGCTCACCCCGTTGGCGCGCCCGGCCTCGATGGTGGAGATGTTCTGGGCGTGCTTGGTTTCGGTGCGGGCGATCACCCGGGCGCGGGTATCGGCATTGCCCCAGGGGCCGCCCTCGATCATGTTGGCGATCCGGTTGGCCAGCGCCTGCGCGCCTTCGCCCTCGGCCCGCCCTTCGGCCAGCGCCTCGAACAGCGCGGCGCGCGTCTGGCCGGGCACATCGACCAGCCCGGCGCGCGTGCCGCCGGTGGCGATGATCTGGCGCATCACCGGATCCGGGATCGAGGTGCCGAAGCCCGATTCCTCGACCGCGCTGGCAACCTCGCGGGCGATCCGCAGATATTGGCCCTGATAGATGCTGGAGAGCTGCTGTTCCCAGGCCTCAAGGTTGAGCAGATCGATGATCTGCTGGATGAGGTTGCTTTCCTGCTTGGTCTCGATCCCGCGCGCATCCTGCTTGAAGCCACTGGCGATGAGCACATCGCGCGCGATCCGCCCCGCCAGATCGCCCCAGCTTTCAAACGCCGGGCGCAGCGCATCTTCAAAGCCGGTGCGAAGGCCGCGCTCCTGCCGCTGAAGCATGGTGACGAACTGCTCGCCCCGCGCGATCGCATCGGGGCTTGCCGGGCGGGCATCATCGGGCAGCCAGTCTTCGGAGTTCTTGGTCTCATGCAGCGAAGCGTTAGGCTGACCGGAAATCTCGATGCCGGTGCCGCGATCCTTCACCTGGGGCGCGGGCAGCGCGCGGCGCTTTTCCGGCTCGATCGCGGGATCGGCTGCCGCAGCCGGCGCCGGAGCCGCCACCTGCCGCATCGCGCCCTGTCCCGCCAGCTCCAGCGGCACTTCGATCACCGAGAACGGCCGCAGGTAATAGCGGTGGCTGTCATCCGCCTCGCGCCCGGTCTCCACCAGATAATCGTAAAGCGTGATCGCGCCTGCCTGCAGCTCCTTGAGCTTGCGCTCGGTCGCCTTGTTTTCGTCCTCCTGCAGGGCGAGCACATCGGAGGTATCCCAGTAAAGCTCGATCCGGCGATTGCCGCGCTCGAAATCGGGCAGCAGGCTGCGCTGCAGCTCATCCGCCATCGCGCGCGCCAGCGGCAGCACGCCGTTATGCCAGGCAAGCTTGCGCAGCTCCTCCATCGTCGCGCCGACCTTGGTCTGCTGGAGCCCCGCGCCAAAGCCGACGACTGCCGCCGGAATGCCGATCGCGGCGCAAACCCGTTCCTCGGCCACATCACGCGCCTCGGTCAGGTTCATCTGCTGCGGGTTGAACCCGAAGGGCTGCACTTCGGTGGGCGCGCCCATCACCATCGGCTGCCCGCGGTTATCGCCGCCGAAGGCCTGCTTGAACCACGCCTTGGTCGCCTCGACATCATCGGGGCTGGCCATGCCGCCCGTCTTCGGGCTGATCACCACGCCGGGAACGCCCATGTTCCTCAGCAGGCTGGCCACGAAATTGCTGCTTTCCATGTCGGCGAAGATCTCGCGGATCACCCCGTCCATGGGCGACAGGCCGAGATAGGGCGCGCGCGGGTTGAGCCCGTTGCGGAAATGGATCACATCCTCGGGCGCAAGGTAATAGCGGCCAGCCCCGTTGCCCGGCGTATAGACATAGTGATCGATGAAGGCCGAACCATCGCTGGCAGGCTTGGGCTCGATCATCCAGCTCGGCGCAAACCACAGCTCGACCACCCGGCCCGAGGCGCTGCGAACTTTCAGCCAATAGCCATTGCCGTGGATCAGCATCATCATCGCGGTCGCACCCCACAGGGCGATATCGCTGTAGAACGGATTGGGATTGCGGATCAGATCGAGCAGCGGATGCTCCTCGATCTCTTTCACCTTGCCGCTTGCCAGCTTCTGGCGCAGCGCGAGCGTCGCCTCAGGCAGCGCGCGCTGCACCCAGCCGACCGGCGCAGTCACCACCGAGGCATCGAGCATATCGCCCACCGCGCGGCGATAGTCGAACCGGGTGCGGCGCAAGAGCCCGCCCAGCATCAGCGACTGCGCGCCATGCCGCATCTGGGTGAGCGAGCTGGTGAAGCGGGCGAAAGCCTTGGTGAAGAAGTTCATGCCAGCAGCTCCTTCAGCATCTTGATCTGGTCGGCGGAGAGGTTGATCTTCTGCTCACGGAACGCGCGGCCGGCCTGCCGGATGATAAGCGCGCCAGCTTCGACCTTGACGATCGTCATGTCCGAAAAGGCGTTATGCCCGAGGTTGTGCGTGCCAATCTTCATGGGCCATACCTTTTCACCTGATTGGCCTAAGCGTCGCTCGATCCGCGTGACGATCGCCCGGGCATCATCCAGCCCGGGCTGGAACTCAGCAGCCATCTTCGGGTGCCTCTGTTGGTAACCCTCGATCAGCCGGATTTTGTCCTTCAGCGCCATGACGACCGTCACGGTCTCGTTGAGGTCCAGCGTGATGAATGTACCGCCGCGCTTCATGCCGGGATCCAGTTCGCGTCGAGGTCGAGGACATTGCCGCCGGTGTCGGGGGCATTGAGCGGACGCCAGCGCTGGCCATCGCCCATCTTCGTGGCAGCATGGAAATTCCACAGCGCCACAGCGTTATCGCCGTGACGCTTGCCGCCATCGGTGCCCTCGTTGCGCACATGGCTTGGCATCTTCGCAACGCCGCCGATCATCTGGAGCTGGCGAAGATCGTTGCGGGTATCGAGATCGGCCGGGATCAGGATCATCGTGTCTTCGAACGCAGCGCGGAAGAGCGGGCCCGTTTTTCGGGCGTGCTCGGCAGACGGCATCAGCTCGACGATCCGGTTTGAGCCGTAACGCTGCGCCGATTCCTGCGCCAGCACCATCCCGTTGCCGTTGGCATCAAGCACGCCATTGCCAAACGCGCCCATCGACTGGACCAGATCGACCATCCAGAACAGCGCCTGCTTTTGCTGGTCATAGGGGCATTGCGCCATTTCCAAGATCAGCGGGACGTGCCGTTTCAGATCCTGACCGACAAAACCAATGGGATAGGAACTCCGATCCTGCCGCATGGCGAAATCGCCGCCGAGATACCAGGTGTGGCCAGCCTCGCCATATTGCTCCAGCACCGGGCGAACATTAGCGTCGAGCCACTGCTGCATCTCGCCGCGCCGGATGTGTTCGGGCGCGTGCACAAACCCCTCATAGGGTGGCTTCCAGCGGGCGACCTTGTATTCGGCGGTGCTGCAAGCCTCGATCCACGCGAGCGGAAGCAGCACACCTTCGCCCTCGCGGGCGATAGCATCGAGCTCTTCGCGCATGGCCTCGACGCGAGACCCGTAGGAGCGGCGGATGCGGCGATACCATTTGGCCTTGCCTTCGAGCGTAGGCGTTTCTCCACGCATCAGGCAGACCCGCTCGTAGAGCCCATTGGCGACCGCATCATCGAAGGTGACGCGGTGGATCGAGTAATCGTATTGCCCCGCTTCGGTTTCCTTGATCAGCTCGTTGAACGCGTTGAGCGCGCCATTATGCGTCGAGATGATCCTGATCACGCCACCCCAGATCAGCAGTGCATTGCAGGCATCGATCACGGCAGCGACATTGCGGTGGAACGCCGCCTCGTCGATCACCACACGGCCTTGGAGGCCGCGAATGTTTGCGGGGCTGCTTGAGAGGCCGACGATCGAAAAGCCGGAAGCAAACCGGATGCGATAGGCGGTGATGAACTTGCTGCTACCGTCTTCCTGCTTGTCCTCGAACAGGAACTCGCCAACCTCCAAAACTTCACTCGCCACCGTTTTGGCGAAGCGGGCGCAAACCGCGACGAACTCTAACCCCTTGTCCTTCGTGTCGCCGACGTAATAGGTGTTATCCCCCCCTGCCTTTTTGGATGCCGCGGCGATCAACGTGCTGTCGAGCGCTTCGGCAAAGGTAATGCCCGTTCGCCGTCCCTTCACACCGAGCTTGAGCGGTGAGTCGTCCTCGATCCACTCTTTCTGGTGCAACATCAGAATGCCTTCGGCCAGCGGATCGAAATCCTCAGGCGGCAACATCCCCGGCATCAGCGTATCGATTGGCGAACGCGGCGGCGCCTGATCGGCAGTCGGGAGCTCATCAGGCTCCATAAGATTGGTCGGGCCGGGGATCATTCGGGCTTGCTCTCACGCACCCCGAGGAACTCACGCCGCAGCTTCGCGACCGTCTCGGCGCTGAGACCAGCATCGCGCGCCATAACACCGACCTTGTCGGCTGCCTTCGCCAGCTTGGCGGCGACTTCCTTCTCCAGCCGCTCGCGATATTCGGCGCTGGCCTTCTGCGCGCCGACTGCCGATTGCAGCGCCCGGCTCAGCTCCATGATGCCTTTCGTCGTCGGCGTCCCGCCTTCGAGCACTTCGAACACCGCGACCTTGATCAGCTCGGCCACCGCCACGGTGACCTGATCGGGCTCTTTGGCATCCATGGTGCGCACCAGCTCGCCGCCGATCCGCTGGACTTCATCCAGCTTGCGGAACTGCATCGCCTTGCGCACGGCATAGCGGCTCCAGGCGCTTTTGCTGATCGGCCCGATCCCCTTGTCGGCCAGCCGCTCGTTGAACTCCATCAGGATGGTGTTCTGGGGCAGGCTGCGTTCGCGCAGTTGCTCCAGCGCCCAGACGATATCCTCCTCGGCCTCATCGGGCAGCATGTCGATCGACGACAGGTGCCCGCGCCCCTCGCGCCGTTTTGTCCTGGGCGACCGGGCCATCTCAGCGCGCCTCGCCGGGGCGCATCACGCCTTCGATCACGCTGCGCTCTTCCAGGTGATCGCGGCCGGGCGCTTCGATCCGGGCGAAGATCACTTCGCCGCTGTCAGCCACGCTCACCGCGCCCAGATCGGCCAGCTTGCGCATCTGAGTGCGGATCCAGTCGCGATCCCGGCGGTAGCCGTAGATGTCGAGCATGTTCTTGAGCATGAGGTCGGAAAGCCGCCCATCGACCTGGGCGGCCAGCGCCCTGAGGATGCTCAGCCGCGCCTCGCGCGCGATGCCTTCGGCAAGGTTGGCCGCGAAGCTCACTTCTCCATCCCCTTGGGCACCACCACCGACATCATCAGATTGACGTTGCGGTCGATGTGTTCGACGGCGGCGGCGGTTTTGGCCGAGATCGCGGCGTGCTCGCTCTGCTTGTCGGAAAGGGCGCGCTGGCGCGATTCGTGATCAGCCTGCACCTTGACCAGCCGCTCCACCGCCTTTTCCAGCCGCTTGATATCGGCCACGCTGGCGACCGCTTCCTCGAACTTGTCGAGCCGCTGCTCGATCACGCCGACCTTGGCCTTCACGCCGCTCAGCTCGCTGTCGATCGAGCTTTTGATCTCGTCCAGCTTCTTGTCGACGCTGCCGGTGCTGACAGGGTTTCGCGCCCCGCCGCGCCACGCCGCCACAGTGATGCCGAGGATGATGAAGGCGATGATCGCCAGCTCAAGGAGATTTCCGGGGCTCATGGGCCATCTGGTCCTTTGATAGTGGAAGTTGCCGAGGCAAAGGCGCGGCGCAGGAATTCCTTCACCTGCTCGCCGAACAGTTCGAGCAGGGAGAAGCCGGAAAAGCCGAGCCCGATGGCGACTACAAAGGCGAACAGCCAGCCGGGGCGGCTCTCGATGATCCACAGCTGCACCACGATGAGCATGATGAAGCTGACAAGCAGCCGCAGCTTCCAGCCCAGATCAGCCTCGGCCCGGACGGTGAAAGGCCGCGCCGCGATGATCCCGATCGCGCCCAGGATGCAGGTGACGATCGGCACCGGCAGGCCCGCCAGATCGATCAGGAACCGGTCGCCCAGCGGCGTCTGCACATCGGGCACCACCACCGCCACCGCCAGCGTCGGCAGCCAGACTTGCAGGAATTTGCCGAAGCTAACCGGCGCGCTGAGGTGATCGATCATCGCCGCGACGCCTTCTGCTTTTCGATCTGTTCCTGGCAGTCGACACAGCGCCGGGCGGATGGCAGCGCAGCGCGCCGATCAGCATCGATCCGCTCGCCGCAGGTGATGCAGAATTCTTCGCCCATGCCCGCCAGATTGTTCCGGATGCGCGCGATCGCCGCCTCGTTCGAGATCCGCTCGAAGGTTTCGGCGCGTTCTAGCCCGCGCTCGCCCAGATCCATCGGCGCGCCCTTCATGGCCGTGGCTCGGGCTGGTTGCGGACTTTGCTCTGGGCGATCACCCAGTCGATCAGGCGGTTGAACCGGTGAGCATCCTCGCTTGCTGCCTCGGCCTCATCGATCGTGAGGCAAACCAGCCCGATCAGGCATTCGGCAGCCGCGCTCAGCGCTCCGGCGGTGCGAAGGTGGTGATCCGGGGCCGCTGGATCAATTCGGCCGGCGGCGTGGCCGGTGCCGGGCAGATCAGCTGCCGGGGCGCTGCCGGAAGCGGCTCGGGCCGATGCTGCCCGCAAGCGGTCAAAGCGAGCGCGCAGAGCAGCAAGGTCGCCTTCGAGATATTGAACGGTCGCATCGGTGATGATCTCCTGTTCGCGCTGGACGCGCGCGACATTGGTGCGGGCTTCGGCCTCGGCCTGCCGGGTGGCATCGAGAAAAGCGGTGACGGTGCCCGCATGCGCGGCAGCTTCGGCATCACGCTCGGCGGTGATGGCGGCTATCTGCCGCTCCAGCGCAGGCACGCGGATGAAGGCCAGCACCGCAAAGCCGAGCCCGAACAGGATCAACGGCGCGCGCCACCATTCGGCCAGCAGCCATTCAGCCGCCGCTGAAAGGCCTTTCAGCAGCCTTTGAAGCGCGCCCGAGGCGAACAGTTTCAGCGCCAGCCACATCAGCTGCGGCCCGGTGCATTGCGGGCCAGCGCTGCGCGCACCTCGTCGCGGATGTCGATCTCGCGCGCGCTCGACCAGACGGGATTGCGCGGCTCACGCGGGTTGACCCGATCATAGATCAGCACCCTGCCATCCTGCGACCAGCGCCCGTCGAAAAACAGTGCGCGTTCGGCCTTGCGGCGGTCGATAATCTCGCGCGGGCGCGACCAGTTCATGAACTCGGACCAGGCACGCTCGCGGCGGCCCAGCACGAAGGATTGCACCCAGCTCGCCTGCTGGATGGCACCGGTGTTCCAGTGAAAGCTGAGCGCGGCGGCCAGCTGCACCTCGGTCAGCGCGCGCCCGCGAAAAGCGGCCTGCACCTGCGGCAGATAAACGGTGCGCAGCAGCCATTCGAAGATTTCGACGGCGCGCTCGATGCTGGATCGCTGCCCGCCGTTCTGGGTATCATAGCGCTCGACCCGGTGCCCGCTGGCGTTGGTGACGCCGAAGCCCCAGGTCAGCACGCCTGCGCTGCACTTGTAAGCCTCCAGCACGAGGCCTTCGTGCTCGGCCACTTCAAGAAGGATGCGTTCGGAAAGCAGGGTCTGGGTCATGCCCTGCTGGATGGGGGAAACGGGCGGTCTTCTCGCCCCGGAACGTGTTCCGGCTAACCGCCGTGGAACAGATCGCCCTGTCGATTGTCGCGCAGCTGCTTGAGCCGGGCACGGCGTTTGCGCACGCCCCGGATCGTGTATCCGAGCGCGCGCGCGATGTCACGCTCGCTGCGGCCCGCCAGCAGCATCGCATCGCAGCGCGCCTGCTGGGCGGCCATGAAACCGCTGTCGCCGAGAGGAATATCGATGCGCGCCGAAAGGCCGACACCGGCGGTGAAATGATCGGCGATTCGGCGGGCCGCCTCCAGCCCGACAAGCTTGGCCAGCCAGTGATCGGGGCCGGGCTGGGGCGGGATATAGACCTGCGTCCCGCCCACCGCGCCCGCCACCCGGCGCGCCGCTTCCTCGCCCGCGATCATGGCGATATCGGCCAGCACCTGGGGCAGAGGATCGGCGGGGATGGTCACGGTGCGATCTTCCTGATCGCAAAGCGCGAGACGATGTGCCGCTCGCCATCCTCGAACTCTATCCGGCAAGAGTTCATGGTGCCGCGCGCAAGGATGCGGCAACGCTGCCCCTTGCGATGCGGCAGGTAGTGCCGCCAATACCAGACGCGATCAAAGGCAGGCTTGTCGCTCACCGGGTTTCGGTGTCCTTGGCCAGCGGCAGCGGGTGGCCGCAATGGGCGCACTCTGCAGTGGTGCGGCCGACATGCCAGGCCTTGCTGTGGCACTGCGGGCAGCGGTTCACCTCGCCCGGCCAGTAAAGCAGGGGCGCGACGCGCCGGAGGATGGCGGGCGCGTTCATTGTTTTCCGCCTTTCGCCTTCACGATTACGGTGCGAAGGCGACCTATCCGCGCCAGAACTGTATCTCGGTGCTGTTCGGGCATCAGGCCCAATTCCAGCACGTTCTCCCATGCCTGCAAATCGGTCTCAGCCTCTGCCAAGAGGCACGGTGAAGCCGCGAGAAGATGAGCATCAGCCCTAAGTTGCTCTTGCTCATCCGAGGAAGCACCAAGGTCTGCGATGTATTCTCCGTTCGGCCCCGAAATGAACGTGTCACCGCAGCCATCGACATTGACGCGCCACGGCCCTTCCGTGTGCCTTGATAAGTTCATTCCGCACCTCCCGCTGCGCGCAGCTTTTCGCCCAGCACGGCGGCGAGGCGTTGATAGGCTTCGGCATCCATCGGCCCTTCGGCCCCGGTCTCGATCCCGGCGAGGCGGAAGGCGGCGGTGTCGATCGTCCAGTCGGCGGGCACCTCGCCCGCACCCTTCAGCTTCCACAGGATCGCCTGGCACAGCGCTTCATTGAGCGCGCGGGGTGATGCCCCATCGGTTTGCGGCCAGCCGTTGCGTTCGGCCATCGCCTTCAGCGCCTCGATGAGGCGGAAGGCATCGGATTGCTTGGCCCAGACCAGCCGTTCGCATCCGAGCTGGCGCTGGGCGAAGGCCTCAAGCGCGCGTTCGGATGAATTGCGCACCGCGCCGAGGTGATAGAGGCTGATCCACAGCGCCCGCGCCTTGCGCGCCATCGGGTGCTGGGCCGCGCCGGGCACGCCCTTCTTGGGCAGCGGCCTGAAGCCCTTGGCCTCTAGCCGTTTGAGCACCTTTTCCAGCCCGCGCGCATCGCAATCGGCGGCGCTGGTGTGGCCTGTCTCCTCGAACAGGATCTGGCGATAATCATCCTCTGCCAGCGCCAGCTGTTTTTTGGCGACGTGGAGCTTGGCGATCATCGCGCGGCGGCGCGGATCGGGCGCGAAGGTGGCGGACGCAGCGCGCCGGGCAGTGGCAGCGGACATCAGTGTTCTCCCAACAGGATGGCAAGGCCGAGCAACAGCAGCGGCGCGGCATGGGCGATGAAGATCAGCCAGGGCGTTTCGGCAGCGGCAGCGCCGGGGCCGAACTCGGCATCGAATTCGCACACAATGGTGCGGATGCGGGCAATCACGGACGTTGCTCCGGGGTGATACCCATCTGGGCGTGAAGCTGGCGACCTCTGGCCTCCAGCCTGTCAGCCGCAGCGCGCAGACACCGCGCAGCGCTGAAGAACGCCCCGTCCTCGGCGTAATCCCACGCCAGATCGATCAGCTCGGACGCTGTCATCTGATCGGCGGTGCGGACGGGCTCCGGCGCGCTCATGCCTTGATCCACTTCGTCGCGCGATACATCTGCGCCTCGCGCAGATCGGCGAGCGAAAGGCCGCGATCATCGGCAGCCGCCAGCATCGATCCGCTTTCGATCAACTGCTGGCATTCGCCAAGCCCGCCTGAATCGGGCGTGCGTGCGATGGTATCGAGGAAGTGGCGGATATCGGGCTGGGTGATGCCCCAGGCATCGCAGAAGGCGCGCACATCGCCCGGCAGCGGCACGCGCTGGGTGTGGCGCATGGCGATCCGGCGATTGAGGCGGGCAAACTGATCGCGGTGCCGCCCGGTTTCAATCCGGGCGAGCAGCTCCTCGTTGCCCAAAAGGCAGATGCCGACGCCGGTATCATCATGCCAGCTGCGAATTTCCTCGATGCTTTCGATGGTGAGATAATTCGCCTCGTCGATCACCAGCAGGCCGCGCCGCTGGCGCACCCGTTCGAGCACGATG